GGCGATGAAGGCGGCAGGGTTCAACGTGATTGACCAGCCACAATACTTTTATTTGAAATCACAAGGGTTCAGACATATAGAGAAGGCAGCCAAGGATGGCCGCCTTTATTATTTGCACTCGCAGGCCTATGAATACTGCGTGGCAAATGTCGCGGCAATCGAAAAGACTGATGATGCCGTGCAATATGAGAAAGTTATGCCGGAATTACGCATTGACCTATTCGATGCATCGGTATTTGCCACCATCCAAATGGTGAGCCAAGAGGAGAAAGCGAAGAAAGGACGCGCCTGGTGGGGAGAATGAAAAGAAAAACTAAAGAAATGGAGCAGAGATGCGCGAGCCAGGTCGCATTCTTGCTGAATGACGGAGATATATGTGTTCCGGGTTATACATCACTCGATAGAAACCCGGAGATCCTGACAGCGTGCAGACGCATCGCGGAACTGATCGGCTCGATGACCATACATCTGATGGCGAACACAGAAAACGGCGACATCCGTGTAGTGAATGAGCTGTCGCGAGTGATTGATATTGATCCGATGCCAACGATGACAAGATCCACTTGGATGCAGGCAATCATCATGACGATGCTTTTATACGGCAAAGGCAATGCAATCGTTGTGCCGCACACGCATCAGGGATATTTGGAGAGCCTGGAGCCGATCGCGGCAGGCCGTGTACAGCTTAATCCGGTAGGGACATCCTACAGAGACTACCAAGTATTGATTGACGGTGTTGCGAAGAAACCGGGGAGCCTTCTGCATTTTGTTTATAACCCCGATAAGACATATCTGTGGAAGGGCGCAGGCGTAACAATCTCACTGATGGATGTGGCGACCAACCTCAAGCAGGCTGCAGCCACACAGAAGGCATTTATGGGGAGTGAATACAAGCCGAGCATCATCGTGAAGGTGGATGCATTGACAGATGAGTTCTCCAGTCCTGCAGGGCGGCAGAAACTGATTGATTCTTACATCAAACCACAGACACCGGGCCAGCCGTGGATCATTCCTGCGGAGCAGTTTTCTGTGGAACAAGTGAAACCTCTCACGCTCGCGGATCTGGCGATCAATGACTCCGTGGAGATCGACAAGAGAACAGTAGCGGCAGTGCTTGGTGTGCCGCCGTTTCTGTTGGGTGTTGGCGGATACGACAGAATGGCGTGGAATAGTTTCGTGCAGAACACGATCCGACCGCTGGCAGTTTCAATCGCGCAGGAAATGACGAAAAAGCTGATACTCTCACCGAAGATGTACCTGCGATTTAATGTGCGGTCGCTGATGGACTTCGATCTCAACAGTCTATATGCGGTTTATGGTGGTCTGTCCGACAAGGGCATCGTAACCGGAAACGAGTTGCGCGAGATTATGGGAATGCCGCCGCATGACGGACTGGATGAGTTGAGAATATTAGAAAACTATATACCGGTTGACCGCATCGGCGATCAGAAGAAGCTGGAGCAGGGAGGAGAATAACGATGGCAGAAATGACACAGCGCAGGATGCGCACAGTATCAACAGATTTTCAAACAAGAGAAGAAGGCGAAGACCTTAAAATCGAGGGCTATTTCGCTTTGTTCGATAGCGTGTATGAGATGGCACCTGGTTTGAGCGAGAGTATCGCTCCGGGAGCTTTCACGAAGACGCTTTCGGGAGATATTAGAGCATTGACCAACCACGACACGACTCTGGTACTTGGTCGAACCAAAGCGCACACGCTTGAATTGCGTGAAGATTCGCGCGGTCTGTGGGGTAGCATCAGCATTAACCGAAGAGATGCGGACGCTATGAACCTATACGAACGTGTGAAGCGCGGCGATGTAGATCAGTGCTCGTTCGGGTTTGATATCCGCTCCGAGGATACCGACATCCGCGAAGACGGGAGCATTCACTGGACGCTTCGAGAGGTGGATCTGTACGAGGTTTCTTGCTGTACTTTCCCGGCCTATGAAGAAACAAGCATTTCCGCAAGATCGCACGAGCGTGATGAGATCCAGAAACGCGAGTTGATGGCGTGGAAAGAAAATGCGCGAAAGAAACTGAAAGGAGAATAAGAGTATGGCACTCAAAGCGATCATGTTGCGCAAGAAATTAAACGATGCGCAGAAGGCTCTGGATGCTCTGCGTGAGAAAGATGCGGAGTTTGAAAAGCGCGAAGCAGAACTCGAAGCATCCATCGAAGAGACCACGACACAGGAAGAACGTGATGCGGTAGACGGTGAGATCGAGAACTTCGAGAGCGAAAAGGCAGAGCACGAAGAAGCAAAAGAAAAGCTCGAAGCGGAAGTCAGAGAGCTGGAGCAGTCGCTGGCTGACGAAGAAGCGGCACAGGATACCAACACACCGGCGGAAGAAGCTCCGGTGGAAGAGAAAAGAGAGGAGAGAAAAGTTATGAACAAGAGAGCAGCAATGTTCGGCAAGACACAGCAGGAGCGTGATATGTTCTTTGAGCGTGATGACGTGAAGAACTATCTGGATGAAGTGCGCAGTGCAATGAGAGAAAAGCGTGCGCTTTCCAATGTAGGCCTGACCATCCCGGAAGTATTCCTGGGCATCCTGCGTGAGAACCTGGAGAGATACTCCAAGCTGTATAAGCACGTAAATGTAAAACCGTTGAGCGGTGATGGCCGTCTGGTGATCCAGGGCACCGTTCCCGAGGCAGTATGGACGGAGTGCTGTGCAAACCTGAACGAGCTGGATCTGGCATTCAACGATGTCGAGGTTGGCTGCAACAAGTTGGGCGGATACTTCGCAATCTGCAACGCAGTTCTGGAAGATTCCAACGTGGATCTGGCTGCAGAACTGATGACCGCACTCGGACAGGCAATCGGTCTGGCTCTGGATAAGGCTATCCTTTACGGAACCGGCAACCACATGCCGCTTGGTATCGTAACCAGACTGGCACAGACCAGCGAACCGGCAAGCTATCCGGCAACCGCTCGCCCGTGGGTAGATCTGCACACATCCAACATCAAGACCATCGCAAACAGTGTGCTCGGTACCGCTCTGTACCAGGCATTCATGATCAACTCCGCTGCAGCAAAGGGCAAGTACAGCCGTGGCGAGAAGGTATGGGTTATGAATGAGCTGACCTACAACTGGATGGTGGCACAGTCCATGAGCATCGATGCATCCGGTGCGATCGTGGCTGGTGTAAACGGCAGAATGCCGGTAGTTGGCGGCATCATCGAAGTTCTGGACTTCGTTCCGAACTATGTAATCGTTGGCGGATACTTCGATCTGTACCTGTTGGCAGAGAGATCCGGTCAGAAGTTCGCACAGAGCGAGCACGTTCGTTTCCTGAATGATCAGACCGTATTCAAGGGCACCGCTCGCTATGACGGCCAGGCTGCAATCGCTGAAGCATTCGTTGCTATCGGCGTAAACGGAACAACTCCGGACGACACGATGAGCTTTGCTGGTGATACCGCAAACAGCGTGCAGGGCGTACAGATCAACAAGTCCACCGCTACTGTGGCAAAGGATGCGACCCTCCAGCTGAAAGCAAAGACTTTCCCGGTTGATGGCGCGATCACTTGGGCATCCAGCAATACGACCTATGCAACCGTAGACACCACCGGCAAGGTAACTGGTGAGGCAGAAGGATCTGCGATCATCACCGCAACCTGCGGCGACTATAGCGCATCCTGCACCGTAACTGTAACCGCATAAGTAAAGGAGATACACGATGGAGCAGCTCTTGACAATGCTCAAGGTTGACCTTGGGATCACGACAACCGCATACGACACACGCCTGACACAGTACATCAACTCCGCGAAGGAAATGATCGGTACGGAAGGCGTAACGCTGGACACTACCGATCTGGAAGATGCACAGCTGGTGGTGATGTATGCAGGGTGGCTGTGGCGAAAGAGAGACAACGGAGACGCAATGCCGAGAATGCTCCGCTGGACTCTCAACAACAGACTATTCGCGGAGAAGATGAATGCAGAATGATGATGTGATAAAGCTCTACACAATAAATCGGACACAGGACGCATATGGACGGTGGATGGAAGGGAATCCGACTGTCAGGGAAGTCTTCGCCAGGGTGAAGTCCATCAGTCGGTCAGAGTTCTTTGACGCTGGCCGACAGGGACTCAATCCCGATCTGCGGTTTGATATTTTTACCGGAGATTATAACGGCGAGACGATGATCGAGTACAACGGAAAGACCTACGCAGTCTATAGAACGTAT